CACATCTTGACATACAAACTGCCTCCAGTTAATAGGCACGATAGAATATACAAGTTCTGGCAAAAAAGTTTTCATGGGGATAGTTTCCTTGTGAATCCTGAGCCTTTGTTTATTCAAAGAAGGAGATATTCTGATAGCGAGATTGCACAGTACGCAGGTATCGCGTCATTGCGCAACTATTACGAATATCAAAAAACCAAAGATACCACTCTAGACTTCCTTTACTTTAGTAGGGAAGACATAATAGAAAGCAACAGATTACTTTGGCTCGAAGGGGATCGTATTCACTTCAAGTTCGAGGAAATCAATAAAGGAGAAATAAAATGGCAATAAGTTTTAATCAAGCCAAGGGCGAAGCCCAAAAGAACAAAATCGACAGCTACCAATATGTAGAAGGCGATAATAAAATAAGAATAGTCGGTGACATGTTACCAAGATATGTATACTGGCTAAAAGGTGAAAACGGAAAGAATTTACCTTTCGAGTGTTTGTCATTCGACAGAAACACTGAAGCATTTACTAATGTGGAAAAAGATTGGGTAAGAGAATACCACCCAGAACTAAAATGTGGTTGGTCTTATGCAATTCAATGTATTCATGACGGTAAAGTCAAAGTCTTAAATCTTAAGAAGAAACTACTGGAACAAGTAATGGTAGCCGCGGAAGACCTCGGAGACCCAACTGACCCTGAAACTGGGTGGGATGTATGCTTCAAAAGAGTTAAAACAGGACCGATGGCTTACAATGTTGAGTATCAATTACAAGCATTAAAATGTAAACCAAGACCTCTAACTGAGTCAGAGCAAGAGTTAGTAGCAGACCTTAAGTCTATGGATGAAATCTTAACAAGACCAACTCCAGACGCACAGAAAGAACTTCTGGACAGACTAAGAGAAGGTGCTGATAACTCAAAACCAGACGAGTCAATCTCTGACGAATTTGACATTAGTTAAGGCACATTATGATTCTATTTACAGCAGACTGGCATATTAAGCTGGGACAAAAGAATGTTCCTATGGCATGGGCATGCTCACGTTATAAGATGTTCTTTGAACAGATAGAAGAAGCTGTAGAGAAGCATGGGGTCACATTACATATCATTGGCGGGGACTTGTTTGATCGAGTCCCTTCCATGGATGAACTTACTTTGTATTTTGATTTTATTAAAAATACAAAAGTAGAAACAGTTATCTACGATGGTAATCACGAAGCTACAAGGAAACATAGAACATTCTTTGATAATTTAATCAAAGTTACAAGTCAATTGAACCCTTTAGTAACTGTAATTACTGATACATACTGTAGTAGAGACTGGGCAATTCTACCCTATGCAGATTTGCACAAGAAGAATAGTATAGAAGATATAGATACAGAAATACTATTCACACATGTAAGAGGAGAAATACCTCCACATGTAGTACCCGAAGTAGATTTAGAAAGATTTGATAAGTTTAAAACGGTTTATTCAGGAGACTTACATGCTCACGAGAATACTCAAAGAAATATTGTGTATCCTGGAAGCCCTATGACTACATCATTTCATAGAAATATTGTAAAGACTGGTTATTTAATTATAGATAATAACTATGACTGGACATGGCATCAGTTCGAGTTGCCGCAGTTAATAAGAAAAACAGTATCCACAGAAGAAGAAATGGTACAAACAGACTATCATCATACTATATATGAAATAGAAGGTGATGTATCTGATCTAAGTAATATCAAAAATAGTGAGTTACTTGATAAAAAAGTTATAAAAAGAAAGACAGAAGCAACTCTTGTTCTTAGTAAAGAAATGTCTATGGAAGAAGAACTCAATGAATACTTGAGTTATATATTAGAGTTGAATGAAGATAAAGTAAAAAATATTTTAGGAGTGTTTAGTGATTACGCTAAAGAAGTTGCAGTGGAGTAATTGTTTCAGTTATGGAGCAGATAATGAGTTAGATTTAACCGAAAGTATAGTAACACAATTAGTTGGTACTAACGGTACAGGTAAATCCTCTATACCTCTCATACTAGAGGAAGTTCTTTTCAATAAAAACTCGAAAGGGATTAAAAAAGCAGACATACCAAATCGTGAAGTCAATAATGGCTATGATATATCTTTGTCTTTTGATGTAGTAGATGATGAGTACCAAATAGATGTGGTTCGTAGAGGTAATATAAAAGTAAAGTTCTATAAGAACGGAGAAGACATATCAAGTCATACAGCTACTAATACATATAAAACTTTAGAAGAAATTATTGGAATAGACCATAAAACATTTAGTCAGATTGTATATCAAAATACTAATGCATCGTTGCAGTTTCTTACTGCTACTGATACTAATAGGAAAAGATTCTTAATAGACTTATTACAACTAAATAAGTATGTAGAATATTTTGAAGTATTTAAAGACTTGGCAAGAAGCTCTGGATCAGAAGCTACAAGGCTGCAAGGTAAAATTGACACTATTGTAAAATGGTTGTCAGATAATAAAATGGATGATACATCACTATTATCGAAAATCGATTTACCATTTCAGTCGGAAGAAAATGAAAAAACTTTACGTTCTTATATGAGAGAATATGAAAATATCTCTGAAACAAATAAAAAAATTATAAAAAATAATTTTACAAAGGAACAGTTAGATGAAATCGACCTTAACGCTTACAAACAACAATTAGAAGAATATAGTAAGTCTATAGATACGACATCTTTAAATAAAGAGATTACACTATCTAAGTATCAAATGAATGAGCATAGAAGTTCTCTAAAAGAATATGGTACTCTCAAAGGAGAATGCCCTACTTGTCATCAAGATATTGACGAAGAGTTTGTTCAACAGCAGATAGAACATCATACTGCAAAAATAGCACAGTATGGAGACGCAGTAGAAAAACTCACAGTAGATAAACAAGAAGCTGATAGAGTAAATAAAATTAGAGTTATAGCTAACAGAAAAGTAGAAGAATGGGAAGACTTATTTAGGGACATAGACAATACATTACCTATAGATATTTTAGATGAACAGAAGTTAAAAAGTAATATTGTAGAACTAAAAAGAAAGATCAAAGAAGAAAGAGATAGTCTACAAGATGTTATTAAACAAAATGAAATGATAGAAAGACACAATACTCGTATGTCTATCATTGAAGAACAACAAGATGATTTTGAAAATCAATTACAAAGCCTTACAGAAGAATTAACTACAGTAGAAGAAAAGCTCGGACACATAGAAGTATTAAAGAAAGCTTTTAGTACTAATGGATTACTTGCTTACAAAATAGAAAACTTAGTTAAAGACTTAGAAGAACTCACTAATGAGTATCTTGCTGAACTATCAGATGGAAGATTCAGTTTAGAGTTTGTAGTATTAAATGATAAATTAAATGTAGAAATAGATGATAATGGTAAACCTGTAGATATATTAGCACTGAGTGCAGGAGAGTTAGCAAGAGTTAACACTTCTACTTTACTTGCAATACGTAAGTTAATGAGCAGCATATCAAAGTCACAAATAAACGCACTATTCTTAGACGAAGTAACAAATGTGTTAGACGAGTTAGGAAAAGAAAAATTGGTAGAAATATTACTAAGAGAGGAAAATTTGAATACTTATATAGTATCACATGGATGGACACACCCACTATTGTCCAAAATAGAAGTAGTAAAAGAAGATAAGGTTAGTCATTTAGATGGTTAATCCAAGACAAAAAGGTAATCGAGGAGAACAGCAAGTAATTTCTATTCTCGATAGAGTAACTAAAGAAAAATGGGAACAAACTCCTGGGTCTGGTAGTGGAAAGATCAAAGGAGATTTGAGAGTTCATGGAAAGCACAACATATTTTGTGTAGAAGTGAAGTTTTACAAACATGTAGGATTTGATGCAAAGATATTCACACAAAAAAGTAATAACTTATTTAAGTGGTGGAGTAAGATTTGTAAACAAGCCCAACAGATGAAACAAGAACCGCTTCTTGTGTTTCGTGAGAATCATGGAAAGTTCTTTGTAGCAACTGTAAGAAAACCAAAAAATACAACTAAGTATATGCATATTGCCTGGCTAGGTGCATACGTACTTATATTAGAAGACTGGCTAGATAAAGAGGAGATAATATTTACAAATGGCAATTTCGTTCTCAAGCCTTGGGAACCCAGCTCCGATTGGGAACTTGCTGATAGTTGATGGTCTTAACATTGCATTTAGGTGGAAACATCAAGGTGTAACAGACTTCAAGTATGACTATGCACGAACAGTAGAAAGTTTAGCAAAATCATACAACGCAGGTACAATTATTATTACTGCTGATGGCGGTAGTAGTTACAGGAAAGCTATACACCCAGAGTATAAGGCAAACCGTAAAGAAAAATATGCAGAGCAAACCGAACAAGAAGCTAAAGAGTTTGCAATGTTTATGGCAGAGTTTAGTAATACACTTACTTTGCTAAAAGAAAAACATACAGTACTACAATTCAAGGGAGTTGAGGCTGATGATATAGCAGCATACATAAGTATGAATTTAGAGAAGTTTAATTTTGATGAGTGTTGGATGGTTTCATCTGACCGAGATTGGGATTTACTTATAACAGATAAAGTTTCAAGATTTAGTACAGTAACTCGTAAAGAGGTAACACTAAATACTTGGGATGAGCATTATGATTTTGAAGTGGAAGATTATATTACATTCAAATGTCTAACTGGCGATAAAGGGGA